AGGAAGACGAAGTGAGCATTGGCGACATCGTCTCCCGACTCAGCGCCCTTGAATCCGCCTTTGGCGATTACAAGAAGGCAATGGAAGCCGCTCCCGAAGAGCCAAAGGACGAGCCAATGAAGGACTCTGAAATGTCCAAGCTCGAAGCTAAACTCGACACCATCATCTCCAACTTTGGCGCAGCTCCCATGAAGGCATCCGCTCCCGCCGAAGTTCCTGCCGAAGTCAAATTTGATCTGAAAAATTTGATCGAAGCGAAAACCGCAGAACTCGGCTCCAAGACCGCCGCGATCAAATTTGCGATGTCGAATCACCCCGCTGAATACATCGCCCTTCGCGACTCCAATCAACTCCACAACCTCTAATCACTACTCATCATGGCATCCCAAACTGACATCCCATTCCGCTCGTTCACATTCGCGTCCGCGCTCTCAGGCAGCACGCTCGTCCGTTGCTCAGGCGACAACGCAGCCGCCGCACTCGTAACCGCCTCTGAAGTCATCGGCGTCCTTCAAGACGACGTGGCAGCCGCTGGCGTTGGCGAAGTGAAACTTTTCAAGGCAACGCAATTCGGAATCGTTTCGCCCGGTCCCGTGACCGCTGGCAATTCGGTTTTCGCAACAACCGGCGGAGTGATTGTCGGAACGCTCGTCACCTCTGGCGTGACTGTTGGAACCGCAATCAATTCCGGCGTGACCGGCGACATCGTCGAGTTCGCAGTTCGCCTCTAAGCACCTGACCGAAACACTTAACTAACCAACTACCATGTCACTTACCACCACCACAATTCGCGGAGACATCGCACAGGCCGTTTACGAGGGCCGCTCCAACAAGCAGAACCTCTTCATCGGCGCCGAAGTTATGCCGATCTACGTTGCAGACGTTCGCTCCGGCGAGTATCTGAAAATCAACCTGGGCGCATCCGAGGCACTCAACGACGACTCGACCAAGATCGCCGCTGGATCCGCTTATCCTCGCGTTGGCCGCAAGTTCACATCGGACACCTTCGCCACTACCGAGTACGGCTTGGAGGAAGTCCTCCCCGACGCAACTCAGCGCGACCTCGCCCGCTTCCTGGACGTTGAGGTTGCCGTTGCCGACATGCTCCTCAGCCAGATCCAAATCGGCCACGAGCTTCGCGTTGCCTCGCTCACCTACGCAGCAAACGGCATCACAGCCATCTCCGCCGCCGGTGCAACAGCCGCCTACACCGAAGCCAACATCACAACCTTCGATCTCGCCGGCGACGTTGCCGCAGGCAAGTTGGAACTCGCCAAATATGGCGTGCTTCCTAACACGCTCGTTATGTCCGCAGTCCTTTTCGAGCGCGTTCGCCGTTCGACCAAGGTGCAAAATCAAATGTTCGGCGTAGTCGCCACGAACTCCACTCGCCTCCTCTCCGAGCAAGAAGTCGCTCAGGCAGTCGGCGTGGAAAAAGTCCTTGTTGGTCGCGCTCCTCGCAACACTGCGAAGAAGGGCCAAACTTACTCAGGCGGATTCGTCTGGGGTGACAGCTACCTTGCACTCGCTAACACAGTTGGCGGTGAGTTCGCAGCCGGTGGATTCGGCCGCACGATCCTCTGGGGCGCTGACAGCCCAGTGCCTTTCGTCTCCGAGACCTACCGCGACGAAGCCCGCCGCTCCAACATCCTTCGCGTGCGCCAGCACGTATCCGAGAAAGTTGTTGACGGCTCCTCGATCATCCGCATCACGACCGGCCTGTAAAAGATCACGGTTCACATCAAACCCGCTCTCACAAGGAGCGGGTTTTTTGTTGCCCTTTTGACATCGCCCCCAGTGCAGAAACATGAACCAAAAAAATCGCCTTGTCGCAGGCTTAATTTGCGGCAACGAAGCCGAACGCATTGAACGATGCGTCCGATCCCTGCAAAAGATATGCGATGATATCGTCATCATTCGCGCCGTCGGAGCACTCGAACCCGACGCCACTCTCGACATCGCCAAGAGCCTCGGCTGTCACGTTGGCGAATATCGCAACTCCCCACTCTGCCGGCATTGGCCGCACCTCGACGACTTCGCCGCCGCGCGAAATGTCGCATTTGAAAAAGCCTACGATCTAACCGGCGAAGGCGGCTGGGTCATGTGGGCCGACTGTGATGACGTTCTTCAAGACAACATGGTTGAGCCTACGTTGAAGGCGCTCCACGACTGCCCAGCAGAGTGTGACTGGATACTGAGCGACTACGTCATCCCTGAGCAGCACAAGCGCGCACCGCGCGAACGATTCTTCCGCTACCGCACCGGATACTGGTGGCGGGCGGTGCATGAGAACGTCCACCCGACAAAGACGATCAAGATTTACATGCGGCGCGACTTGGAAATCCACCACATGCCGCCGCTCGGACAGCGCAAGAGCAACGACCGCAACCAACGCATTCTCGAATGGCAAGATCAATTCGCGCCGCATTGGAAGTTTTATCTCCATTACGAAAAAATGATTACCGGCCAGCGTGACCTATCCTTGCGCTACGGCGCAGAGGCCATCGCAATGAAGGACCTCGATCTGGTTCACAAATACGAAACGCTCATGAACATGAGCAACATGACGGATGGCGAATCGTCGCTTCGCTTTGCTCGGGCCGCGCGCTGGCTCGACCCCGCCCGCCGCGAAGCCGTCGCGCTGGAAGCGTCCATTCTTCTCGACGAAGGCAAGCCGGTTCAGTCCCTCGCCCTTCTCGACGAAATGGAGAAAATCCCCGTCCCCTCCTTTACGCAGTGGACGCACAAGGCCGAGTACTACGGCGTCAAAGCCAAGCGACTCCGCGCATGGGCGCTCAGGCTGGCAGGCCGAAAGGAAGAGGCATTCAACCTTGAAATGCAGGTTCTCAATGACGCACCGCACCCGCGCATTTCACTCCTTCACGCCACGCGCGGGAGGCCGTTGCAAGCGGTTCAGAACATGAACCTATGGCTCTCACGCGCAAACAAGCCCGAGCGCGTAGAACACATCTTTGCGGTCGATTCAGACGACGCCACCGCAGCCGTCCTGCAACGCTTCTGCGGAGTCTGCCAAGAGACGGACGGCGGATCAGTCGGAGCGTGGAATCTGGCTGCCAGTGTGAGCACAGGTGACATCCTTGTGCAATTCTCAGACGACTTTGAATGTCCGCCTGGCTGGGATGACATGATCGAGAGCCGCTTGGACATCAATGCCGAGAAGGTTCTCCGCATCTCGGACGGATACCGCACTGACGAACTCTTGCCGATGGCGATCTGCACGCGAAAATTTTATGAAAAGCACGGATTCTTTCACCCCGATTTCAAAAACCAATTTTCAGACGCCGAGTTCACCGTCGTGGCCGAGCAACTGGGCGCGATTGTGGACGCTCGTGACGTTGTTTTCGTTCATCACCACCCGGCTTTTGAAAACATTCCATTGGACGCCACGCATGCACGGTGTAACGATCCAATCGAACGCGAACGCGCAAAGAAAATCTTTGAAACACTAACCAAAAAATGAAAAAAAAATTCTGGATTATTGACCTTGAAAATATGGGGGAGGCATTCCATCAGGCTCGCGGACCCTTTAAATCCGTTGCTGAAGCCGAAGAGTTACTAAGAAAAGAGGCCATGGAATTATTCCAAAATTGTAATGAGCCGGAGAACATTGGCGAAGACCTCAACTGGGCGCATCCTGTTTTGATCGTCGAAGAAAAAAAGAAAATCCAACAAGTCCCTGTTGTGAAATTTGCAATCAAATTAAAAACTTTATGAAAAAAATCAGCCTACTACACGCAACACGAAAGACACCCGTCCGCGCCCTAGCCACGAAAAAAACGTGGCTTGAGCGAGCAACGAATCTCGAGAACATAGAACACATTTTTGGTATTCAGAGAGACGATAGAGAGTCGCATTTGCAATTCGGCAATGCCGCGCTCAGCGTCCCCCCGCCTGACTGGGCATCCTCCAGCGTTGCAAACTGGAACTTGGCCGCTGCCTACGCATCCGGCGACATCCTCGTCGTCATTGCCGACGATCTCACGCCGCCGCAAGGCTGGGATGAAGAACTGCAAAAACTCCCATCAGGCAGTGAAGAGTGGGCATGTTACGTTCCCGACTCGCTCCGTGAAGACGGCCTCATGTGCCATCCGGTTCTCTCGCGTGCGCTCTACAACAAGCGCAAGTATGTTTTCCACCCGAATTATTACGGTGTTTTTTGCGACAACGATTTTACGACTCGCACGCAGCTTGAAGCGCCTGTCCTGCAAGTGAAGGGATTGAAATGGCAGCACGATCACCCGATCAACGGCACGCGCCCGACCGACGCCATCGTTGACCTTCAAAACTCCGAGCGCGCATACCAATACGGCGTGAATGCTTTCGTTGCGCAGTGGCCTCTCATCAACATTTTCAACCGCTCGCGATCCATCGCCGGAGACATCAACGAGCACATGCTCCGCCTTGCGCAGCTCGCGCGGCAATGCGATCACGTCACAGAGTTCGGCGTCCGCACAGGCATGTCCACTTACTCATTTCTGCACGGACTCTCGAACAAGCCAAACACGAAGCTTCGCAGCTACGATCTCCATGACTTTTTCAACGTACACGGCATCAGCTCGCAGCTTGCAATCGACTGGACATTCCAGCAGGGCAGCACGCTCGACGCCGAAACAATCGAGCCGACCGACCTGCTTTTCATCGATACGCTTCACACTTACGCACAGGTCAAAGGCGAACTCGAAAAGCACGGCAACCAGGCGCGCAAGTACATCGTCTTTCACGACACGGTTGCCTTTGGCGTTGTCGGGGAGGACAACGGTGCCGGAATCAACTTGGCAATCCAAGAGTTCCTACGCGACAACGAACACTGGAAGATCGCGGAGCATTACGAAAACTGCAACGGCCTCACCGTCCTCGCACGCAAATGAGTACCACGCATTCAGTCTGGATCGGGCCGCGCCTCGGCCTCATGGAAAAACTCACGCTTCAGCTTTTGCTCGAAGTCGGTCACAAGCCGATTCTCTGGACCAATCAAAAAGTTGCTGGCGTTCCCGACTTGGTGGAAGTGCGCCAAGTCCCGAAGGACTACGTTCAGCCAATCGGATTCGCAGGCAATCCGCACACCGGCATCCCGAACGGCGGCATCGGGTCGTTTGCGCATTGGAGCGATTACTTCGCCTTCAAGACCCTTCACGATCACGGCGGAATCTGGGTGCAGATGGACGTGGCTTTCACGAAGAAGATCGTCGCGGAGGATTACACCTTCACGCCGTGGCTTTCGATGATCTCACCTGTTGTTATGGCCATTCCGAAAGGCTCTGCCTACGCCGCCGAAATGTCTGATATTATCGGCGACATGCTTAAAGACGGCATGGCTGGACGCGACTGGCACGAAGCCATGATTGCAATGATTCAAGGACTCCAGCGCAGCGGGATTCAGTTCAAAACATTCGACAATTATTTCGATTGCGGCGGCGTGGCAGGCTCGCCCTACACGCATCCCGCGGCGACACCCTGCGACATCATCCACTGGTCGAACGCAACGCACAATACGAGCAAGGAAACGCCAACACGGGGCAGCGAATATCACCGACTCTGCAAGAGCGTGGGGTTGATTTGACGAAACTGGCAGAGTGTGAGCCTCGCCACTTATTTCGCTGCCGACTTTGCCGCCGTCCTTGGGGAACTACCGATCACCGTCACGTTTCAAGGCTCTACATTCTCGGCCAATCGGACGACATTCCGCTGCGA